ATTTCGAGTAATCTATTTTATAGATGAAAGTTTTTAGTTTTTAAGATTTGGTACACTACAAATCTAGTGTTTATTGAACCGTTCATTTTAATTCTCAAATTGTTTTAAATGAGTGGTAATGATGTATTCATGATGTTTTGATATTGTATTTCAAGTAACTGGTTTATTGAATGTGTGTGTTCAAGGTTTTTAAAAGAAATTATGGTATTGTAGTAGACTGGAAACTCCGATTCTGGAGATTAGGTCTCTAACCCCGCCTAATTCCTTCTGAGCCCTAGTATAACCCGCTGACCCGGGCGTACGAGACTTCGCAGGAAGGTATTTATTATGGTTCATTAATCATAATAAACATGACAATATTTGATACCTATTGGTCATGCTCTGGTTCTATAGCAGTACATTATGTCTTTTCAAAGACAGAACAAAAGCTCTAACGAGCAAACAAAAGCTCTATTGAGCAAATTTTACACCTTATTATCGTTTAACAATGAAATTTAATTTAAATAGTCAGGTTAATGCGGGTAAATTAGGTATCAGTGATTTCGTCAATCACAAAGAACAAAAGAAATGTTTCCTTTGCGGAGCTTTCGATTGTAGAGTGGTGGTGTACACGTCCCGAGGATGTGTTATACCATCACATAAAGAGTTCATGAAATTAGTAGAACAATGTTATTTGTTAAATAACGTTTTGTATATTGATTTTGAGGACAGATGTATTGCTGGTTGTGCTTTAAAGAGAGCATGGCAGTTTTACAAATCCACCCCATATTTCGAGGAAGTTGAAATGTGGAGAGGTGATTCACATAGCGTTAAGTTACGCTATGTTCCAGCACCATATGATTCTTCAATTGTGAAAACTGAAGGTTGGATACGAGATTTAACTTTGGAAGGAGTAGAACCCAACCCTGGATGGGAAAGTGTTTGTTCATTAATGTTAACATACATTTTACATGGGATGAGATTGTATTCTTTCGAGTTGAGTATGTACAGTTTAGAATGGTTTAGTTTAGCGTGGATAGCAGGTTTATTATTTTCTGGAGTTTTTCTCATTGATTCTATTGGATTATCTAGGACGCGAAGTTTATTCGCGTTTGATGGATCTCAATGGTTTCGTGATTTAACTAGAGAAGGTGTTGAACCAAATCCTGGACCTCCAATGTCAGATACTATGTACAATAAGTACAAGAAGGAGAAGAAACAGAAAGCTCAGTTTTCTGAGTTTACTCGTAACAATAGAAAGTTTTTAGGAGTACGTTCTGATAATACTTTCACGGTTGTAAAATCTAAAACCCGTGTTGTTTTGCACAAACCATCGGTTAAGTTATACAGTGTGATAAGTCATTCTAGCTTGGTTAATTCTAAGTTTTCTTACGCTCAGGTGAGCAAAGTGGTTCCCATCAACGACGACAATAAGCAGTTGTTGGGAAAAACTATGATTACCAAAACTAAGTGTTCTTTTAGGGAGCGTCTTCAAGATAGTGTAAGTAATGTTATAGGTAATATTAAATACACTAAGTTGGTGTTAGATAACACATCAATGTGCGAGCAAGTTCGTAAATTGAGAAGAAAACAAACGAAAGTAGAGAAACGTTTGACAATTATTGCTAATTGCGCCCAGTTTTGGGTTGAGAAATTAACACCAGTTGTTTTAGAGGGTATGTTTGATGTACCCATTGCTATTTCAAATGAAACGCAAAGTTTTATAGCTGATATAGTTTCACAAGTACAATCATTGAAAAATGGCATCGTAGTTGATCATAATTTAAAAATTCCTTTTTTTGAGGAATTGTTTAACAACTTTGGTGCCCAGTTTGAAGATGAGAGTACAATGCAGGCTATAGCCGTTTTGTCTTTAAGTGTTTTGGGAGCATATAGTGTGTACAAAGATGCTGCAGGTATATCCTGTTTGGTAGGTTTGTGCAGCTTGTTTGTCACGTATAAGTGGCCATATGATTATATGTCTTATGTAACACCTATGGTGATGGCAGTTACTGCCATGTGTAAAAAGGTATTTGATACTAGTGATGATGTTACGTTGGAGTCCAATTTAACTACTAGTGATTACACTGCTTTTTCCAGATTGGCTGTGTTACTTGTCGGTGGGATAATAACCAAAAATACCATCAACAGTGACACCTTAGCTGCAGGAATGAAACATGTTAGTATGTTTAGATCAGCATCGCAAAGTGCTGTTGACATGGTCGAATTTATTATCAATTGTTTTTCAGCAGTGGTCGATTATTTTAAGGGGGTTAAACCTCAGGATAAATGCCCGCAACTGAGTGTATTATCAGTTGATATCAGATCTTTGTTAGATGAATTTGAAAAAGATTCGACACCGTCAGCCGCCCGGTTTTCCAGATTGGAAGCTTGGGACGTTGAGTTGCGTACCATCAAAAATGAATTGTTACGTCGTAAGGACGTTTCGGCTTTGTTGACTTATTGTGATTCTTTAATAAAAGATGTAAACAATTTACGTTTGGTTTTTAAGAAAGTTGGTTATGATGGTAAGGGTATAAGGCAGACTCCAATTGGTTTTATTTTTGGAGGTCCACCAGGTACTGGGAAGTCGCAAGCTGCCACTGTTTTGATAAATGAAGTGGTCGCATGCGTTTCTTCTTTAGAAATGTTGGATTCGTTAGAATTGAACCCAAGTTTGGGAGTTTATAACATCCAAAAGGAGAATGTTTACGATGATAGTTTCTGTGGACAACCGGTATTCTTTTTAGATGATTTTGGTCAGTTAAAAGGGACACCCGGTACTCCATCGGATGCTTTCACGGCAGTGCGCGTTATTAATAATGTTACTACTGTTGCGAATTTTTCTGAAGCTCATCGTAAAGGAACCATGGTCATGGCTCCTGAAGCTGTTGTTGCTTCTACAAATCTGTTTAGATTTGATTTTGCAGAGATAGTTTCTGGAGAAGCTGTAGCACGAAGGTTTCCATATAGTTTCTTGTTGGTTCCTAAAAAAGCGTATTTGCTACCTAATTATATTGAGAATAATTATTCCACTTACAGGTTAAATACGTTGAAGGTGCAGCGAGATTTTGGAGAGTTTACAACCCAAATTTATCGGTTAATACCGTGGGATTTCACTTCTGGTCAAAGAAAAGATGGACCGGATGTTGAGAATTTTGATGAGTTTATAGAAAATATAGCCGAAATGGTGAAAGAACACAAAAACAAAGCTCAACAAGCTGTTGATTTTCAACGCAATTTGATGCGTTCAGCACTACAGCGTCGGCGTGCTGCTGTAGCGTTGGAAGCTGATTATACGGTCGGTGATAAAATACGTTTACTTGTTCCGCTGTTAGTACAAGCGTGGAAAGCAGAGGAAAATATTATAGTAAAATATTTGGAGTCTGAATTGAATACTCCTGACGATATAGATAAGTTATTTTCTATTTATTACTCAGGGGATATTGGTTTATTACACCAATATTACGTATTTTTTTGTAATTATTCTTTGCAAGTAATACGCAACACATTATCCATAACTCTGAGTTTGTATGATACACTGTATTCTTATGGACCAACAATTGCAGCCTTTGGTGTGGGATTTACTTGTGCCAGATTTTTAGCTTTGTGGATACGGAGTTATTATCCGGCATTACAGTCATCTGGTACCTTAACGGTAAAGCACAAGAAGTCTGACAAACGAGCTCGAAGTAAGTTTAAGCAGTTAAAGTTGGCTAAGTTACCTAAAAATGATGAGGTTGTTCCGGAGACTAATATGGAATCCGGTATTGTTAGTATTGAGATGATTGATGTAGTCAATTCTATCTTGCATGCTGCCCAGTATGATATTGTACTTGAGGGACATTCCGGTTCTTTAGGTGTTGTAACTGCTATTGGTGGTCGTGTTTTAATTGGTCCCGTCCATTTTTTTGGCGGTGCTGAGGCGATACAAGCTAGTATCGAGGAGCCATTAGTTATTTCTTTAATTAACAAGGGATCTATTTTAAAGAAATTTAGGATTCCTTGGAGTGAGTTGAAAGATAAAGTTTTTACACCTCCAGATGGTACTGGTTTGTGTGACGAATTGTGTATTTTCGTTGCGCCTAAGAGTTTTCCCCAACATAAAACTATTATCCAGCATTTTGTTTCACAATCGTCTTCATTGTACAATTTAAATTCATATGGTGGTTATAATCCTATATCAGCGGATTTGTTTTTGTGGACACCTTTGGGTACATCTCGAACAAGTGTTCAAGTTGTAGCGAAAACAAATGTGCAAGCGAATAATGATTCGTTTGGACACTCTTTTTTATTAGAGGGAGTGCTTATGTACGATGTTTCCGCTACAAAGAAAGGTAACTGCGGATCTGCTTTAGTGAGTGTTGATCCTCGTGATCCATGTAAGATTATGGGATTACATACTGCGTCCAACCAGGTGGTAGGATACAGTTTACCCCTTTACAAAGAGGATTTACAGCAGATTTTAACTCAATTTCCAGATCTATCAGATTCATTTATGATAGATGAGGTATCGTTAGAGTTTGCTGACTTGAAGCTCCAAGAAGAGGTTGGTCATCAGTATCACATTTTGGCTAGGTCTCGAAATAATCCTCGAGTCCCCACATCAACAAGTTTAATACCATCGCCATTGCATGGACGTATAACCACGCCTATCAAAGCACCTTCGGATATTAGCAGTTCTTTAGCCTGGCAAAAAGCTAGAGCTAAATATTGCATTAATGACGGCGTTTATAACAGTGCGTTGTTGGAAGATGCGACAAATTTGGTCATAGCTGAACTTTACGTGTGGAAAACCACTGCGGAAACTCATCCTACAATATTTTCTAATGAAGATTGTGTGAGAGGAGTTAGATCTTTACCACCTATGAACCGTAAATCATCAGCGGGACCCCCTTATAGCGACTATTGTTCGAGAGGAAAAAGAGACATATTTGGAGAGGAAGAAATTCTTTTAGACACACCTTTAGCGCGAGAGATTTTTAAATCTGTCGACACTTGTGAGGATTTATTAGCTCAAAATGTTATACCGGAAATAATCTGCCAAGATTATTTGAAAGATGAATTGCTACCACTTGAAAAAGTAGCGATTAGTAAAAGTAGACAGTTTAGTGCAGTGACTTTGAGAGCCAATATTCTCATTGAGAGATATTTTGGATCCGCGGTTTCTTATTTCAAGGCTCATTTTATTCAAAATGGAATGGCTCCTGGCGTGAATCCGTATAGTACTGATTGGCACGCCATTTATAAATTAGCCGAGCAACATCCAATGAAGATGGACGGTGATCAGAGTGGTTATGATGGACATCAAATTTACCACGTAATAGTGAACGGTGCTTACAAAGTGTTTGAAGCACACTATGTTAATTCTACATTAAGGGAGAGAACTATACGATATAACTTGTTTGTATCTTTAGCTCAAACTTTACACAGAGTCACCATTGCGGACGAAGCTGGTCGTAAGTGTTCGTATTGGATTAAGTGGTTTGGTAGTAATCCTTCCGGTCTTTGGTTAACCACCTGGATGAATACTGTGGTTCATAAAATACTTATTAAATATTGTTTTATAAGTAGTTTATATGGAAAACATCATTTATCCTACCGCTCTGGTGATGTCAATTTATCGTTGATATTATCTAATCAGTACGATATAGTTTTCGGAGATGATGTCATTATAAGTTGGAATGATAATTTAATTATGTCCCAGCCCATAATGACTGAGCGAATGGCAGAAATTGGTATGGAGTTTACCGATGCTGAAAAACGCGCGAATCCTTTACCTTTTAAGACTAGTGTTTGTGACACCCAGTTATTGGCACGAGGTTTTAAGAAAGTGGGTGCTCATATTTTGGCTCCCCTCAAGCTGAGTATAATTTTAGAAATGATTAACTGGACCCGCAAGGGTATTCCGTGGGATATTTTTGCTACAACTGTCCAGTTAGCTTTGCTGGAATTGTCTTTGCATGGTGAGGACGATTGGAACCTGTATGCGCCTGATATCATTCGTGAGGCAGGACTTACTATGCAGGTTCGCTTTTTGTACAACACGTATGGTGCTTGTTTAGGCAAAATACGTACGTTGGAATCGTTTTATTGACGATTCGTGTTTGGAGAATACACTTTAATAATCTCCAATTACAGGCACAGAAGGTTTGTAACACTTAACACTTATAGTGACTTTTGTATTGTTGTAGTGCTTGTATATATTAACAACAAAATTGCATATTATGCGACTCTTTTTGAACGTAAGACACGAACTAGTCAAACTGAGTATAAGTTCAATTTTCACAAAATGGAACCAATGAATATTATTTCACAAAATGAGCCTATTCAAGAGGCAACAACCGTAATTACTAACGAAGCTGTTTCCAGCAAGTTAGTGTTACAAAAACCAAAGACTGCGGATAATATTCCAGTCGAATTTCAAGGTATTACAGATTTTATGTTAAAACCTTATTTGTCTGATTCGGGATCGTGGATACCAGGTAATGCGCAAGGAACCGATGTAGTCTCTCGAGCTATAGGTCCTACTCTATTTTCTAGTATTCCATGGTCGAATAAATTACAGGGGTTTAACCTTTTTAGGGGGACGGCTGTAATTCGTTTGATGATTAATGCGAATCCTTTTCAACAAGGTTTGTTGATGTTAAGGTATATTCCGTGTTATTCGTCATTTACTGCGGCACCCACTACAGGCTTTGTAAGGAGTTATAATTTAGACATTGCGTCTAAAACTCAGCATCCTGGAGTTTATATAGATGCGCGTGATTCAATGGTCGAGTTACGTATACCGTATTGTGCCCCTACCAAGTGGTACGCATATTCGGGTACGCCTGTCCAGTATGATTGGGGTACTGTGTTCGTCACGGTGGTTGATCCTTTATCTACAGGCGCTTCAGCCACAAGTAATTCAGTGGATTATACAATGTATATTCATTTTGAAGATTTCGAGATGGCAGGTCCTGTATATTTAGAATCATCACAGGGATCATCAAAAAGGTTTGCTGCGAAGAAATTAGATGCTTCTTCTATAGAGCAGCCTACATCTTTAAGTTCTTTATTAAAGAAGGGATCTCAAGTGGCGGCGTCATTAACGGATATTCCATTAATTTCGCAATACGCCGGTGTAGCAGCTTGGACTTTACGACATGCTGCCACTGTGGCATCAGCTTTTGGATATTCGAAACCATTAATTAATGATAAACCATTAATAGTATCCACTCAGTTCGCACGTAATATTAACAATGCGGATGGGGTGAGCACGTCCTTTAATTTAGGATTGTTACCTGATACACAAGTATCTATTACGGATAAACATTCGTGTAGAGGTGTAGATGAAATGAGTTTCGCGTTTTTAAAGCGCCAAGAAGCGTATTTGACGAAAATAGCTTGGACTTCACCTACTAGTGGTTCCACTGCGGGAACTACCATTTTATCATTAAAGGTCACTCCTGAGATTTTATGGAAGGGTGTTACAACTACTCATGGAACAAAAACTATTTCTGCCGCTATTGGTCCTCCCATTTACTATTTAAGCAGATTTTTCTCTTTTTGGAGAGGTGGAATTCGTTTTAGGTTATACATTCCTAAAACTATGTTTCACATAGGTCGCTTACAAGTAACGTGGACACCGTATGCTGTTGCTGTCACTACACCCACATTAGCTGAGTCTCAGCTAAGTTTGAGGGAAATTATTGATATTCGAGATGGAAATGAATTTATTTTGGAGTTACCGTATTTGTTACCTTCCAATTACCTTCCTTTGGGTGAAGGATTGTATTCCGGGCAGCTGGATATAAAAATCCTCAATGATTTAAAAGCACCCGATACTGCAGCTAGTACAGTAAATATTCTTGTCTTTGCTTCAGGTTCAGATGACTTTGAGTTTCAGGGGACTGCTGGTCCTTTAACATCGGTGGCCACTGCGGCTGTTTCATTAGAGATGGAGGACATTACAGTTGGTAATGTCGGTAACAGTTCCAAGCAAGTGTTTGATTTAACCATTGCAGATGAAAGTGTTGGTGAAAATTTTACCTCTGTTAAGCAGTTGTTGAACAAAGTTTCGCAGCTGTGTGTTTCCACATTAGCAGCTTCGGCATCATACCAAGTTTATCCATGGAGTATGTCTGTACCTTATGGTGATACCACTGGAATGATAAGTCCATTAGTAGCTGGCCATATGTTTACGGAAATATCTCTTATGTATTGTTTTTTCAAAGGTGGTATGGATGTAACTTTTATGGAGAGAAATGGAGGAACAGTAACTAATACAATCATGGCGTACAATTTACCGATTCAATCGTATGGAGCCGCTGCTTGTGTTACAACGACTTCTGTTAATCCATGGAATACCACAACTGGAGGTATAGCTTATGATTATCGAACTCCAGGAGCTTCTCCAGCAGTCGCATCGAGAAGCACGGGATTTACAGTGGTTAAGGTTCCGTATCAAAGTCCAACTCAATTTTCATTGGTGCGGATGCAAACTACAAACGTCAAACCGTATTCCCGTAATTTTTACGACACACCTGTGAGTAATGCGGTTATAGTTCAATACAGCTCATCATTAGCTGTAGGTTATATTGGAACCAATGTCGCGGACGACTTCCAATTATTTTATTTTCTAAGTTGTCCGCCCGTGTATTTATCAAGCACGTAAAAATATGATAAAAGTAAGAATCATGTGGATTTACGTTATAAACAAAAATTTTGCCATATGATTTCAAAATTCATCTATCATTACAATGTTTTTATATCAAGATGAGCGCTAAAACGTTTTTCTTGATATAATGTAGTATTTGTTTTGTGGTGGACACTTGTAAAAGGTGTATAAACCGTG